AGGATATCTTGAAGATGAGTTGGAGGACTAGATGAGTAAACTATTTGATACTTGGTTTCACGACATGACTGAAAGTGGTGATACCAGGAAAAAACAAATTGAGTACCTGAAGACAAAAGGTATCAATGCAGAAGGCCTAAGTGAAGATACTTTATTTGAATTATTTATGGAGAATATATAATGGCTAAGAAAAAAATTAAGCTAAAAATTTCAAGAAACGAAACATGGTTTCCTGAGATTGAGGTTGATGATCATCTAACTGATGAAGAGATAATAGAAATGGTTGAAGGTGGAGATTACGAGGATCACGATCATGTTTATGATGAATATCAAAGACCAAACAAATATACCCTTGAAACATTGATGACCACAGAAATTGCTAAAGGAGAATAGATAATGAGCGTAACTCACAATCCAAAATTCCTGGAGTATTGCAGAGAATATAAGAGAACATATAAGCTGTTGAATTGGTATCACACAGCATTATATTTATTAAACCATGATACCAAAAAGGAGAAAAGTAAATGAAACTAAAAAAATATATAACACAAGATGGTTACGTTTTTGTTCAGTCAAGTGACGGAACATTAACTGATGGTGATATAACTTATAAATCATTAAAACATTTACAACAAGGAGATAACCCTCCTTATACTATTATAGGTGTAAAAGAATTAAAAGGAGAAGAACTATGAGTAAAAGAACTACAAGATTTATAGCTAAGATACCTAACAATAAAGAAGGTAATACTACACTAGAAAATCTTAAAAAATATCTTAATAAAGATAGCTATAAGCTATTAGTAAGACCATCTGGTAAAGCATCTGAGGTAGCCAAGATTACAGGTAAACCTTCTAGAACTTATTGGAGAGATATTCCAAAAGAACACGCAAGTGATTGGAGAATTTACCTAGATGTAGAGCCTTATTATAATGCAAGTTATGAAAAAAGTATTGAAGCATATCAAAAAACGATTGATGAATATCGAGATGCTTTAAAACGATCTAGTATCACATCAGGTATTGGAGATAGAGTAACTCATATGTTGAGAATAGCTAAAAGACATATTGATAATAATAATTATGGCTATGCAAAAGAATGTATAGAAACAATTTTAGAGGAGATTAAAAATGACTAAAATAAAAGTAGAAAAAGGTATACCTATACCTGAAGATAAAGGACAAGGTAGACCACAACTAAGTAAGTATGGTTTTCACGAATTAGAATTTGAAGTTAACGATTCTATATTAGTAAAAGACTATAAATTAGTAAAAGCTTTTCTATCTCATACATATACTCGTGCCAAAAGAAGTAATTCTGGTCAAAAGTTTTTGAGTAGAAAAGTAGGTGATAATCAATGGCGAATATGGAGGGTAAAATGACTGATCCCCTAAACATAATAGGTCTTAAAAAGATAAAAGAACTAAACGATAAAAAATCTGATGCAGCTTTTGAAAAAGAGTTATTAGAAGACCGAATAGCTGTGTTAGAAAAAGATTTAAAGTTTGTTACTAATAATATTAAATTTATACTTAAACATATGGAGAAATATAATGGCTAAAGAATTAATTAAAGGTAAGAATAGAAAAAGCAAAGGCAAGAAGATGTCACATACAGGTGGCAACAGTAGGCCTTTAGAAAATGTATATTTTGATGAGGTAACTCACAAGTGGTACAAAAAACCTGAAATCCTGGAGGGAGAATAATGGCTAGTTGTGAAGATTGTAATAATAAAGGTTGGGTTTTATCCAATGACGAAGATTGGAATGATGAGATCCAAAAGTGTGATAGCTGTAGTGTATTCGCACATGATGAAGAAGCACAAATGTTTGTGCATTTTTTAGGTTTTGATGATGAAGGAGAAAATAATGAAGAAACTAACTAAAGAACAGAACTATAAAATAAATGTAACTACATTGAAGATCTTATTGATACCTTTTATAGGTAGTTTACTTATAATAGCATTCGGTGTAGTAGAAATATTGTTATATACAAATGGAGGTAAATAATGAGTGCAATATTAGAAGAAACAATAGAGATAAAGATAGGTATTTCTATCATCATCAACAAAAATCAATTAGATTTTGATAAGTGTCCTACGGATGATGAACTTAGAGCAGGTGCTGAAAGAATATTAACTACAATGTCTGCTGAAAATTTGCGTAATATACTTTTATTCACAAATAGTAAAACAGAATACTTATACACTGATAACAATGGTGTTACAGTAGAATTAAAATAGGAGGGAGTAATGAAAGTACTTAGTTTATTTGACGGAATGTCATGTACTCAAATTGCATTAAAGAACTTAGGTATCAAAGTCGATACTTACTATGCAAGTGAGATAGATAAATATGGAATACAAATAGCAAAAAAGAATTTCCCAGATACTATACATCTAGGAGATGTTAAGGATATCAAAGGTAAAGATTTACCTGAGATTGATTTGATTGTTGCAGGTAGCCCTTGCCAGGGATTTAGTTTTGCAGGCAAACAATTAGCATTCGATGATCCACGCTCTGCATTGTTCTTTGAGTTTGTTAGAATATTAAAAGAAGTTAAACCTAAATACTTCTTGCTTGAGAATGTTCGTATGAAGAAAGAGTTTCAAGCTGTAATATCAGAACAAGTATCTAACATATACCCTGAATGTACAAGTGGTGGTCTATTTGGTATCGAGCCTATTCTGATTAACTCTGCATTACTTTCAGCACAGAATAGAAACAGATTGTATTGGACTAACATACCAGGAATTGAACAGCCAGAAGATCTTGGTATTGTATTGAGAGATGTGTTGGAATATGAACCAGAAGAATTTACAGAAATGTCAGATAACTTTCTTGAAAGAAATGGAGAAAGAAATTGTATGATTGATGACACCAAAGAAAAGGCTCACAGTTTTTCTGCTATGGATTATGTAAAGAATGGAAGGCAAGGTAACTATTTGGCTTGTGACGATGAGGGTAAACCAAAACATAAAGCCGTAAAGAATACAGAAAGAAATTTGAAACATACTAAAATGCCTAATCAAAAATCTTTAACCTTAACAGCTACTATGTATAAAGGTGCAGGCAACAATGGTATGACGCTAGTGCCTTTGGAAACTTACAATACACCTAAAAAAGTAGGAATGAATGTAGAAGAAGTGAAAGTTAGAAAGCATGAGGTAGATATAAAAGGTTTACAGTATTTACTTAGGTCTATGAAAGAACAATCTGGAAAAACAAATAAACAGATAGCAACAGAAACTGATATGCCTGTTACTAAAGTAGAGCATTGGTTTAGAACTGATACTAGCTTCGCTATTCCTGGTGATGACATTTGGTTTAAACTTAAAGATACATTAGGTATTGAAACTGATGTCTTTGATAAACAGATTATGGAGTTTGAGTATCGAGATGGAGTGTATGAAACTAAACAAAGAGTTTATTCAGAGAATGGTAAATCACCTACATTAACTTCTAGTAATAAAGAACAATACATTGAAACTTACAATACACCTAAACAAGTTGGTACTGCTACAGATATAAAAGGTTACGATATTATCAAGAGAGTGTACTCAGAGGATGGTAAGTCGCCTACACTTACAACAATGGGTGGTGGCCATAGAGAACCTAAAGTTGCTGTTAAATCTATGACTGAGGTAAGAACACCAGAAGCTAATAAGATAAGACGAGAGCATAAGAAAAAGACAGGTAAGGATTGGTCACCTAGACATATGAGGCATTTAGTAGAAAGAAAAGATGATAAATCTAATACCATAACTGCTAATACTTCTAAGCAACATACAATACAGATAAGTAAGATTAGAGATAAATCTAAAACAGTTAGATCTGGTGGCAGACAATCTTATGACAGGCATGAGTGGGATAGTGTTGATGAATTACATTGGCGTAAGCTTACACCATTGGAATGCGAGAGATTACAAACTGTACCAGATAACTACACTGAGGGAGTATCAAATACTCAACGATACAAAATGCTTGGCAATGGATTTACTGTAAGAGTTATTGAACATATACTTAAAAACATGGAGGTATAAATGACTAACCCACAACACGAATTTAATTTTATCACTGTACAAAAAAAGGTAGATCGTGTAGACACTACATCCCCACAGTGGAAAAAGTTTAAAGAAGAATTATTAAGAAGGGAGAAAAGAAAATGAATTTAGTAACAGCATCTTTAATATTTGGGTGGAGTTGTTCGTTTATACTTTTAACTACATCCTGTATAGTAATATACATATTTTTAAAAACAGAGGGAGTTGAATAATGTTTACAAAAAGTGATAACTTATCAGATGACGATGTAAAAGAAATAAGTTTAGAATTTATTAATGCAGTTATAAATTTAAACCGGAAAGATATTCATCCTATGGATGTAGCTAGTCTATTTATATTCTTAGGGCTTACTGTATGGAGAACACACACTAATCATAAAGACTTTATAAAACTTGTAGAACAATTTGAACAACAAGACTGGAACAACTTTCCTACTATGCAAGTGATGTTTCCAGAAGTACAAGAAGTGTTAAAAGATCTAGAGAAAATACAGTTAGAAAATGATGAGCCTATAGATCCAAGGGATTTAAATTAATGTACACTTCGTTAGAAAAAATAATTGCAAGAGCTATTGATTATCCTATAGGTGAAACAGATGACGATACACCTAAGACTGCAATCCTGCGGCAGAAACAAGCTAAGGTAGGATTGTATATAAAGTTAATTGAAAAGTTTGTAGCCTGGGCAACTTGTTTTTTTATAGTAGCAGGAGTGCTTAGGCATTGGTAAAATGAAAAAAGAAATTAGTAAACCCAGGGTAATAAGAGAGAAACAAAATACGTATACTAGGGTAGTTTCTAATAAAAAGAAGTATAACAGAAAAAAAGAGAAAAGGGAGATTGATAATGGAAATAGTTAATATTATAGGTAAAGTATTGTTTTTAATAATGTTTGTCCTGTACGTCATGGCTTATAAGTCTAATTTAGCGAATGCAGTTACTAGTGTTTGCTAGAATAAAAATCGTAATGTCAAGATTGTTTTTACAAAAAGTTTACGTATATATGTAAGAACATCCTTATATGTGTAGGCATGGCAATTAAAATAAACTTTAGTTGCCATGTTTTTTTATGGGGTTTGTTGTGTCGAATATATGAAAAGCTATTATAACTAATTTAGTATTTGTAATATGTTGTTCAGGGTTGTCTCTGGTAGGAGAGGACATTACGATACAGCTTGTCCATGGTAAAACTACAAGAAGAGGTGTACCAAAGCATTACACCAGTGAGATAGATATAGAAGGAGAATAAAATGGAAAATATATTAGATGATCTCAGAAGAGTATTTAAAGACATAGAGTCTATACAAAGTAAACTTGTGCGTTCAGAAGAACTAGAAGGCAGAGTTGAGTTAGAATGTTTAGAACATTTAAATACTTCAATGCACAATGTTATGCGTGCAAATAATAAAATTTCAAAATTTAGTTGACAGATCTAATTTCATAGATATAACTACTACCAACGTGGTAGAGGGGGTATATATAAAACCTGCCCCAGATAGATATGCAAAATGGATTATATAATCAATTAGAAAGAATTAAAGAATTAGATTTAGATGAAGGTACAAACAAAAGAATAGATTGTATCTTCTGTGGCCATACTAAAACCCTTTCGGTAACCAAACGGAGGGGTTTTTTATTGTGGAATTGTTTTAGTGCTTCATGTAAAGCTAAAGGTAATACTGAAGAGGATCTAAGTGTAGAAGATTTATCACGAATTGTGTCAAATACATTTGACATAAATGATGAGAAGCTACCTTTTGTATTACCAGAATACTTTATTGAAGCTAATCGTTCTAAAGAAACTATGAATTACCTGGAGAAGTTTAATTGCTTAGAAGGTTATTTATTAGATAAAGATAGATTTTACTATGATGTTAAAATGCATAGAGCAGTATTTACTATTGTGCATGAAGACGAAGTAGTAGGAGCAGTGGGTAGAGCATTGAACTCTAAACAACAACCTAAGTGGTATAGATATGATAATGCAGCACACCCTTTTATAATCGGCAGTGGCACAACAGGAGTAATTGTAGAAGATGCTACATCAGCAACTACAGTTGCACCTTTTTGTACAGGCATTGCTTTACTAGGAACATCATTGTTGGATAGCTATATGGATATTTTAAAACAATACGAAACATTAATTGTTGCACTTGACCCAGATGCTTATGCGAAATCATTTGACATCCAAAAGACTTTAAGTGTATACACGAATTGTAGGATCGCATTAATTAGAGACGATTTAAAATATTTTAATAAAGAACAAGCAATGAATGAATTACAAATAGGATAATAGGATATGAGTACAACAGATGTATATAGAGAACTACTAAAGAAGATTGTAACCGATAGAACTTTTGCTAGAGAAGTAAAAGATGTATCAGATAGTGTATTCTTGAATGGGACAAAAGCAATTAAAGATGCTATCTATTCAGCTTACGATTCTTACGATAGAGATTTAACCATAACAGAAGTAGAGAAGCACTACCTTACATCTCATCCAGATCTTTCTTCAGCTAAGTCTGCTCAGGTTCAGGCTACCTTTAATGCTTTATCGAAAGTAGAAGACATTGGTGTAGACGTAGCTAGAGATATGGTTCGTAAATTATCTATACAACAATCAGCTAGAGAAGTAGCTCAAGAAGCAATTAAAATTGTACAGGGTGAACACTATGATCCTTATCCTGTAATAAGAAGATTAGAAGAATTAAAAGATATTCATGCCTCTACAGATACTAGTGATAAAAGACAATTGAATTTAGATGTCGATTCATTACTAAGTGGTATGGATGAAGGGTACTCTTTTGCGTTTAACTTGCCCTCCCTAGATGCAAGAGTACCTGGTATTGAAAGAGGAATGTTAGCTATATGTGGTGCTAGGCCTAATGTAGGTAAATCCATGTTCTGGCATTACTCTGTTGCAGGTCCTGGAGGATTCCTAGATCAAGGTGCTAAAGTATTGTGTATTACAAATGAAGAATTACCAAAGCGACATACACATAGAATGCTATCTGCTGCATCTGGTATTGTAACTCGTGAGTTAAAAGGTCAGAATGAAAAGTTAAAAGAAGTATGGAAGAAAGTTGGTGACAATCTTATTGTACTTGATGGTGACCAGATGACACTTGGTCAGATTGAAATGAAGATAGAGCAAGAAAGACCTGATATTGTATGTGTTGATATACTTGATAAAGTGCCTATGTCAGGATCATTTGCTCGTGAAGATTTACGTTTAACAGAATTGTATGGCCAAGCAAGATCTATTGCTAAAAGATATGATTGTGTATTCTTAGGATTTAATCAGTTATCTGCTGATGCTGAAGGTAAGACAATGCTACACTATGGCATGATGTCTGGTTCTAAAACAGGTAAAGCAGGTGAAGCTGATTTAATAGTCCTCTTTGGTAAAGAAAATATTGAAGAGGGTGACACTAACCAACGATGGGTAAATGTTGTTAAGAATAAAATTAATGGTGTTCAAGATCGTTGGGTATGCGTTGTCGATTCGGACACTGCACGGTTCAGAGATTAGGAGGAAATTATGAATCAATCAATACCTATAAAAGTAGATCCTGTGTTAAATGCATATGGAAAAGAGATAGAAGAAAAAGCTATGACTATGAAAGTCCTAGTTAGAAATACATTAATAACTGCTATTGAAATTGGTGACTTACTTATTGAAGCACAAGATCATTGCAGTTTAAATGGTGTCAGATGGAAGTTTTGGGTTACAGAAAATTTACCCTTTAGTAGACAGATGGCACACAACTATAGAAAGATTGCAGTTGCTAAAGAACAAGTTATGGAATGGGTTGAAACTGATAATGTTAAATCTATTTCAGAAGCTTTAAAAAGATTGCGTAAAACAAAAGTGGTTATTGAAGAACCACAAAATGATTTAAGTCTAGATGAAGGTACTGTCCCCCCCAATAACTTACCTTGTATCGAAGACTTAAACGTCAACGATGATGCTCTTGCAGAGTTTTCTGCGTTTGAAGATAATGATGACGGTCTTATCCTGCCGCCTTCTTCACCAGAAATACCTGAGCAGAAAGTTGACATTGTCGGAGAACAGGCTGATATTACAATAGAAGCTACGTCTAAGCCTTTAAGCAGTGTTGCTGTATGGAGTAATGTTGTTAGTGGTTTAAGTAACTTTTCTGGTGATCAAGTCGTAGACATTATAGATGAAATCTTCACGGTAGTTTCGCCTCTTAATGCCAAGGAGAAAAATCTATACATAGAGTCTTGTTTACATACGGTTAAGAAACTTGAACATGCTTTAAAGCAGGCTCAGATTAAGCTTTAGTCCTCTATCCGATGACTCGGAAGGTAGGTGGTTTTTATTCCTATTTTACTGCCTGCCTTCCACACATAAGGTAAAAGAATGAAATTAGTATTAGATATAGAAACAACAGTAACAAACAAAAGTCCCTCCCCTTATAAACCAGATAACTATATGGTATGTGTTGGCGTTATGCCTGTAGACGAGCCTGATAAAAAAAAAGTTATTTGGTTTAATCACAATGAATTACCAAACATAGATATAAAAAAGTCTCATAAAGAGTTACAAGATATTCTAGACAAGACTACACTACTTATTGCACACAATGTAAAATTTGATTTGTCCTGGCTTAGAGAATGTGGTTTCACATACGATGGCAAATTATGGGATACAATGATTGTTGAATACTTGTATGCTCGTGGTCAAAAGATTGCTTTATCTTTATCTGAATCTTGTAAACGTTGGGGAGTAACTGAAAAGAAATCAGAGTTAGTAGAAGAACTATTTAAAAGTGGCACAGGCTTTGAAGCAATACCTAAAGACATTGTAGAAGAATATAATTTATACGATTTACTTTCTTGTGGTGATTTGTTTGCTACTCAATATAAGATGCTCCAGGATGATGATCACTGTAGTATGAAAAATATTGTTGAGTTAACTAATGATATGACTGATGTGCTTATTGATATAGAACGTAATGGTATATGTATTAATATGGATATACTTGATAAGGTACAGTCTGATTACGAGCAGGAAAGAAAAGAGAAGGCTATCCAAAATACAAAGATAATTAAATGTGTCATGGGAGATAGGCCTTACAATCTATCATCACCTGAGCAGCTTTCTGAAATTATATGGTCTAGAAGTGTTGTAGATAAAGAGCTTTGGGCTGAAACTTTTAA